TCCATAACGATACCACTTAGGGCTACGTCCATCTAAGCTCCTTCCCGCCGCATCCACGACTTTTCTTCCGTCTTTGATTAAAAACACCACGCGGTTCATTCGTACGTCGTACCGTATGTCCGCAGCACCGGAAAGGTACGCATCGTACGCCCCGACTTTGCGGAGGTACGATTCGGCCTCGACACGACGAGACACACTGACAAACGTGTCGGGTACCTCGTAAGTGTTATTAGTACGGGGAGGCGGTGGCGGAGCCGCCGACCGCTCGAATATGGTTGACGCTGACATACGAGATAAGGTAACACCAGTACGTCCGGACACATTGCAGTCTGCGTGGAAGCAGAACCACATACGCTGCATTCCGTTGTCCGAAACCGAGAAGGTATTCTTCTTGGCACACACCGGACAGTCGGAGCGATACTTTGTGTTCGGTACGATGTCGAGTCCCTCGACGTACGTTTTTAGCCACGATGGTGATTTCATAACGACGAAAGTAACCGACACTGGAAACCGGGTCAACCATAAATTTTTGCTTGACAAGCCCGGTCACGCCATCTACCCTCCTTATTACCATACCCTATAGGGGATAACTATTATGAAGAAAATCAATAAGATAAACCCTATAGCTAAAGAACTACCCAAGTATGGTAAGAGGGTTGTACCTGACAAACGTAAAACCAAAGAAGACAAACGATTGACAAAAGAGGTACGAGATGCCAAGACCACCGAAGATAGATGAACCGACAAAAACGTACAACCTGTTACTTTCTGTTGCGATGTACGACAAGCTAGCCAAACACGCTGAACGATTACACGCCAAGAGTATTACACAGGTGTCTGTTGGTGACTTGATCCGTGAGGGTATAGAGATTTACTTGGAAGCACTCGACGACGAAGATTACGAGGGAGAGAACGATGAGGAAAATTAAGTTACCAAAGGATCGAAAGGGAAATGACCTCGTACCGTACGCCGTATCGAAGGATGAGCGGCACGAAGTCGTCGCTCCGGTTTCATCCGTTCGTATCGGAGAAACCCAACGCGATGATGTCAAGTCGAAGCACCGGATCGACTACCCGCGCTGGGTTGCGTTGTACGTCGGAAAAAGTGAAGCCGAGTGCAGAAGGTGGCTTGACAAGCACAAAACGACGGTGCTAAAACTGTGCATACCGTACGAGGTTTCTTAACGGTTCCTTTCCTTCGTGTGGTAATCTCCGAGAGCAGGGCTGGTCTTTTCTGACTGGCCCTGTTTTTTTGTGCTTGACGTACGTTTTTGTTAGCGGTATGGGTTATGTATTGCAACGCCAACACACAAGGAGATTGGCACACATGGAAAAGAAAAAGATCACGATTGAACTCGACGAGTGGAAGCTAGAACAGCTTCGCACAATCGTCAACGCTCTCAAAGATTTCAACAGGGCTACAGACGAGAAGTGTGACATTGACTACGGTCTCGTCCGCAGCCTAGATGGTGCCGATGTGATCATTGGCGGTTACTTTGGGTTAGCCCAGCCCAAGACCGAACACGGCCAGAGAAGCTGGTGGGCAGACTATCGGTGGGTTGATGAAGAGGTATCGAGCGATGACTAGGCTTTACCAACTGGTGATGGACAGCGGGAAGAATCCCCTGTCCCACATCCCTGACATGAACACTCGACACATGATCATGCAAGTTCTGGCATGGATGTGGTGTATCGTGTTTTCATCGTGGATGGGATCGATCTTTGTATTTGGGGTCAGTGCGCTTGTCCACGCAATCTTGTTGGCTGGCATCTTCATCACGCTGGCTGTGTTCGAGACCGCCAAGCGTAAGCCGCAGTATTTCGGTGGTTTGGGTCGAGGCAATGGAGGTGAGCATGAGTGAAGAAATCAAAATAGACATCACATGTCAGCTTGAGAAGCACCAGCAGGAGCTTATCTGCGAATATGTATCAGACTATCTTGAGGAAAATGAAATAGAGTGGAAAGACTGTAGCTACACTTTGATAGCAGAGTACACTCTCGATAAAGAGCGGCAAGAGTGACGCGATAGTGGAGGTAAGATTGATTAGGACAATCCTGACGTGCTGGATGGAAACTGATCCAGCAAAAGACCCCTTCATGGATAATGTCATCCGCGTGGCTTGCATGGCCTGTATTGCGTGGATTATGTATCACGCTGTTGTCGGTGTTATTGAGAGGTTTGGCTGATGCGTACGATTGAAAACCACGTCGAGGCGTGTCACTGTTGGGTGTGCGGCGGCTATGGCAAGGTCGAGGGTGAGGTGGCAGTGCCTGACCCTATCCGTGGCGGTGAATTGCAGGAGAGGCTGTACGAATGCACAGCCTGTCACGGTGAGGGGGAGCGGTATCGCGCCAAGCTAACGCAGACGACGGTGATCCGTGCCTTCCTCACACAGGCAAAGAACGCACTTGAAGACATCGAAATGAACTCGTCAGACCTTGACACGATTTACAGTAAGATTGATGATCTTGTCGGTGACGTTGAAAACTACGAACGAAAAGTGGGGACACGCGATGGGTAGAGTTTGGATTGTGAATGACTTAGGTGACACTGGCGGTTATCGTGACATAATTATGCACCGCCACGATCGTCACGATATCACACTGATGCAGGAAAATGAGTCTGGCAAGTGGGCAGGTTGGTTGCGAGTAAGTGGTGATGATATTACTGAATTTAGCGATCCGAAGGATTTGCCGAACGAACTGGTCTGCAAGTTATTGAAACTGGCTAAACAGAGGTTGAGAGATGGGCAGAGTAAGTGACTGGGTGATTGAGATGGAAGACGACGCCTCGTACATGACGCGACAGGAATTCATGGACAAGCACGGCGAGACCGTTGTCGAGTATTACGACGAACTGCAACTCAAGTGGCAATACGACCACGCCGAGCCGGGGGAACCTGACGATGTTGGCTGACAAACTGATGACAAATGACAAACGCCGGACGCTGACAAATGACAAACGCACGACACTATTACGCGAGTACGTTTGCAATGACTGCGGCGAACCGGCCATGACCGACGAGGGCGGGGCGTTGCGCTGTCCGTCGTGCTGGCTGCGAGAAAAGGGACAACAAATAAAACCGCTTGACCATAGCGGTTACCGTCCGTAGGCTTGCCGCATCGTTTTTAACGAAGGGAACCGAACGATGAAAAAACGTATACACATAAATCAGCACGTCATCCGGGCCAACGCCAAGAACGGCACGAATGACCCGGCAATCACTGTTAAAACGTACAAGCGGAACACATACGCGCACCGTGTTGAAATCGGCGGCGCGTCTACTGTTGTTTACTCTCCGGACAAGCCGCTGAATTGTGGCGCGCGTGTATGGATCGAAACCGACGCAACCGTCGCGGCGTTCAATGATGAAAAGGTGGTGATTACATGACAAAACAGGCAACGCTAGTTGATCACGAAAAGATGATTCACAACATTGTTACCGTCTTGCGCGACTCTGACGAGACGCAACACGCGGAAGGTCTCTTGTGGTACCCGAACGCACAGAAGGCGGCATACGATATCGCCACCCGGCACGGCATCGCTGTTTATCTTGTGGTGGCTGTCATCGCCGCGCTTTCACCAAACAACAAATGGTCTCGGAACGTGACAAACGCGGCGACACTAATCGACGCTTTCCTGCGCGGCGACGGCATCGATTCGAGGAAAGTCTCGACGTACAACAAGATGAAACAGAAGGCTTGGGATATCTTGGCAGCGCGTCCTGACTACGACACGGCAAAAGCTATGCTCAAGGGACAAAAAATAACGTCCTTTTTCTGTGACATCATGGGCGAATTCAACGTCACAATCGACGGCCACGCTCGGAATATCGCCTACGGTGAGCGCGTCGGATTGACTGACGATCGGACAAACATCGGCGTCCGTGAATATCGCGCATTGCAAGCCGCGTACGAGGAAGCCGCGCGGCGCGTCGGTCTCATGCCTTACCAGCTACAGGCTATCACTTGGCGCGTCTGGCGGGATCGTCACGGCATAACGTGACAAACGCGGCGACACTAAAAACGTACGCATGACAAACGCGGCGACGCTAAAATATTGGGGATCAACTAACGGTTTCTCGTTCGGCGCGTTCTGGGGCGGGGCGGGACTGGCGGGTTGGTCGGATCGGCGGCGAGACGAAGGGGCCAGCCGATCACCCCGCTGCCGATCTTTTTTTGGCGCGGGGCTTCACACCCTGCAAAACATGTGCGATGATTCACACCATCAACAACGAGCAAAACCGGAAAGGAACCGACAGATGCTTGATATTGTAACGACGACCGCAGCAAAGGCGGCGAAGAAGAGCGGAGACATGATCGCCGCGAAACACAATAACATTTACGACACCAGCTTATTCGAGCGGTGGGGCAACATTCGGCGGGTGCCGATCGAAGCGCAGGTGCCGTATATGGCAGACGGTGCCGAGATCATGGAGCCACGACCGATGCCCGACTTTCACGCTCTGATGAACGTCGCGACCGGCGCGTTGATCAACACCCGGCCCATTGGCAAGAGCTATGCCCTAGTGCCTCACGACAAGCTATTCGCGGAACAGGCCCGACAGCTTGGCGGCTCTGATCTGCCGACCGACAACGTAACGGTTCTAGATCGCATCTACCACCACGGCAAGAGGGTACACCGGACGGTGATTTTCGACGACCTCGATCACGTCGTGACGAACCGGGGCGGGGAGCAAGATCGCGTCCGCTGCCGGATGGACATCTTCAACAGCGTAGACCTTTCATGGGCCTTTCAGGTTTTCTCGGGTGCTTACCGTGACCTCTGCCGGAACACGTTGGTGTTTGGCGGGGAGAAATCGTACCATCAGCGAAAGGTACACCGGGGCACCCTGTCACCGGAAGCGATGATCGCGAAGGCGACGAACGGCTTAGAGATGTGGCACGGCCAGCGTGATACGATGGACAGGTGGCGGCAGACGAGCCTCACCGAACGCCAGTTTGCCGACATCCTGAAAGAGACGATCTGCTACAAGAAGACCGCAGCAGCCGACAACGACGAACGCTTGGCGGTGAATGAGCGGCGGCTCAACTGGCTGATCGAACGCTTCCGGGAAGAGCGGCCAGAACTCGGGGAGACGATGTGGGCGGCGTACAACGCTTTGACCCATTATGCCACACATTTGCCGATGACGCAGCAGCGCAACTCGAACCGGGAAATGACGCAAACGAAGCGTAACGGCGAAGTCCGGGCGGTGATCGCGTCACCGTCTTGGCAGTACTTCGAAGGAGTCGCAGCCTGACGATGGAAGCAGTGCTTTTTATCTATCGGATTTGTGTCTGCATCATTCTGATTTTGATTCTCGGAATCATCTTTAACGTCACATAGGAAAGGAACCGAAAAAATGACGTTCAACAACATCCCGAAAAACCTTGTCGATGATCTTTGCGCTTGCATGGATCGCATCGAGCTTGCCGTCCGGGCGAACGAGCGGCAGCGCCTCTTGGATCGCTTCCGGGCTGAATTCCCGGAGCGGCCAGTCGCAAAGCCGACGGTCACAAACGTACCGATGACCGACATGCACGGCGAACCGCTGCACGAATTCGACCCGCAGCCGGTCGAACTCAACCGCACTCATCACGCGATGATCCGGTGGCTGTCCACTGGCACGTTCATAGCGGTGCCGACGCTTGCCGGTCATCTCAATATTAAAAAGCAGTCGGTCTATGCGTACATGTCAGACTTGCGCGGTGCCGGTTACGAGATCGAAAAGCGCAGCACCGGAAACCGTAAAGGCGGCTATACCCACATTTACCGTCTTGCCAAGACCGGCTGAAAAACGTACTAAAGAGGGGCGGGTGCTTTTACCCGCCTCTTTTCGAAAAGGAACCAAAGCAATGATGATGGATATTTTTTCCCACCAGTCGAGCGCAAAAGAAGACCAGCCGGTAATCCTTCGCGCTACCCGCAACAAGCACAAGACCTTTGACTGCTTCAAGCTTCACGGCAAGGATCAGCGCGGCAACGAGTTTGAAATCCGGTTCTTTGTCGATCCGGGCCAAGCCTTCGAGATGGCGACGACCTATGCCACCGACCACCCGGATAATCCGGACAACACTTTTCCCGAAGAGTAAACGAATACCCTGCGCGGGGGGCTAATACCGCGCTTCCTCCCTTAACTCCCCCGCTTGGCTAGTCCGGCGGGGGTTTTTTTGTGCGCGGTGCGGTTTAATCCCGGCGGGTTGTTTTGTTTGGGGAAATTGGCGCGGTGTTGATCGGGAATTGCTGGGCTTTCCGGCATCGATCAAGGGCATCCGGCCATTAGGGGTATGACAAAAAGGGCAACGCGCGGGTGTGCGCGGCGTGTGGCCCGGTATTATTCCGGTGGGATTATTCGGCGGGTACGTTTTGCGGGGCGGCGGCCACCTTGGCAAGGGCAGCAGATGACAAGAAAAACTAAAATAAATCTGCCGTGCGCGTGGGTACGCATGGGCCACCCGGGGTACCCCCGCATTTGCATGCAATACCCCCATCAATTTTATTTTTTTGGAGTAATCGGGGTGTATAAAAACGTACGCCGCTAGGGGCGGACAAAACGTACCCTTTAGGGAGAAGCGGGGAAACAAAACGTACCCCTAACGAGGGACAAAACGTACTCTTTAGGGAGAGAGACGGAGGGGCGGGGTGTATGTATAGTTTACCCCGGCGGGCCTTAAGGCCAGTGTACAGTCAGATTTTGATTTTGTCAAGAAAAAAAGTTGACACCCCGGTAATTCATCGCTATACTTAGGTCGTGGATCACACATTTACCCGTCACACCTCCCCACAAGTACTTTCGTTTACACAAAAAAGGTACGACGCTCGTGTGGTTCACTCAAATTTCAAAGGAAATCACGTATGTTCGAAGCCATGCTCCTCGTTTGTGCCTTAGCCACACCGGACAAGTGTGTACGTTTTGACGATACACGCGGTCCGTACGAAACGTACGACCAGTGCAAGTCTCGTGCGTACGAAATGGCGGACGGTGTAGTTGAATTGTTCCCCGTTCCGGCCACATATAGCTTCAAGTGCATCGAAAGAAATTTCACATGAACCTTTTACCCCAACAAAAGCCGAAAGAGCGCGTCCTCACCGTACAACAACAGCAGTTCTTGGACATTTTGTTCGAAAACGGCGGTAACGTAACGCAAGCAGCGGTAGATGCAGGGTACTCACGTGGCTCTTCGCAGTGGCTTAAGAAGACTCTGGCCGATGAAATCGTAGAACGTACGAAAGACATCCTTTCTGTCAACGCGATCAAAGCAGCTAGCCGCCTCGTTAGTACGATTGACAATCCCGCCCCAGAACGCGGAGACGACCTGCGCCTCAAGGCAGCAGAATCACTCCTGACACGTGTCGGAGTAAAAGCTCCCGAGCAGGTAAACCACAACGTAACGGCAGTACACGGCGTCGTCCTGTTGCCACCGAAGAATGAAGTAGTTATCGATGGCTAACTACGGTCTAACAAAAGCAGAAGAGGCTCTCGCTCGTACGTTGTTCTTCGACTTGGGTCGAGACAACTACACAACCCTCGAAACGTACCTCCGTAGTGGACAGTCGAATAAAGACGTAG